GGCCACCTCATCACATAAAGTGACGAAGAACACAGCAAACCTGTTGGCACAGTCGTGGAACAGGAGCGAGTAAAGCAACTGTTCTCACTAGACATGGCAGTGACTGTCGATGAGTGCAAAGTATTGTACCCTGACTTCGATGACCTGCCCGAAGAGTGTCAGCATATCATTGCAAACATGATGTTCAACATGGGTAGACCCAGACTCACCAAGTTCAAGGGCATGAAGGCCGGGGTCGATGCCCGTGATTGGAACGCCGCAGCCGACGAAATGGTGGACTCGAGGTGGTATACACAGGTTCCTAACCGTGCAAGACGTTTAGTCGATAGAATGCGTAGCCTTGCAGAAGACTGAAATCATTGAATAAAAACATCGATTCTCGTAGACCTCGTGAACGATAGACGTACCAATGTACCTTCAGGTCGCTGAGAATTGCTGTTAAAGACTAAAGACTTGTCGAACAAGTCCGTAATCTATAAAGTCATATGTGAAAACTGGGGTATGAATTGAAAACTCAAGCCCTTCTCTTTGAAAGGAGAAAACATATGTCGATAACATCTCGTCTAGCGAGGCTAGAGCCTCGTACTTTTCATGTATATAAAACAACTGCCATAGATTATTGGCTTGGTTGGAGCAATTTGGAAGAGCACTACGAAAGACTTTTCCAAGATGATTATTTAGATGATCCCGGAGAGCTTTTAGGAAGAGGTGTTTTAAAATTTAAAATGCAACTTACTAAGATTGCATTAGCTCAATATGTTATGAACGAACTAAAAGAAGAACTGCGTGGTGGTTTATCAACAGACAGTGAAATATATTTTTCTGCTGCTCCGTTTGGTGACGAAGACAACGAGACTCGCGGTCATTTAATGTACGCAGTTAAATGTGATAACAATGGGGACGTACTTCATTTTCTCCCAAAACATGAATTTGTGTCTTACAAAAAAGGCAACCCCCTTGAAGGCACAGCAGCATACATAACCACCGTTTCCCTAGAAGTAATGTAAGTAACGAACCCCAGTTTTCATTATACCTTCAGGTCGCTGAGAATTGCTGTTTTGGAGTCTCAACAGGCTCACATCTTGCACCCATGACGAATTGATTCTTGTCAAACGTCAACATGGCAGCAGACATCTCTGCTGTTCTGTCCATGCACCGCTCGAGTGTAGCATAAGGACCTCGAGTGTCTTCTATGACTGAACAGTCATTCAATTCCTTCGATATACATATAAGTATCAGAGCTTCAAACATCATCTCGAATCTCCTTCTCTGCCTTTTGGATCAGGCTTTCTACTTCATGCAACTTGCTGATGGCTTCGTCCAGCAGCCCAGACTCGTGCTTCAGGAACAACTGAGTCACGGACTGGACTGACTGGCTTACTGACAGCTTTGCGTCAGAAAAGTTACTCATTTTTTCTTCGGTGGTCTGCCGCGCTTCTTGGCCTTCGGCGGACGGCCTCTCTTTTTGGCAGGTGGTTTGCCACCTTCCCATGCTTCGTTAATGGTCGGAGTTTTCTTATCGTCCCCCTTCAAACGTCCGTCCATATATCTTGCTCTCTTTGGCTCTTTAACGAGACAGGGAAAGAACAGTTTTAAGAATTTAGTCCACATCTTCTTGCTCCTCTTGTTTTGGAAGATACACTTCCACGAATGCCCCACACTCGGGACAAGTTAAATTGGTGACCATGCAGAAAAACTCATTGTCCTCATCACAATCATGATCACCACCCCAAATAAGTTCTGTCTTACAATGCCAACAATTCATCCCACTTCTCCCCAGTTATCACCAAGTTCTGCATCAACCTCGAAGGGCACATTTAAACTTGGCACACAAGTTGACATAATTTCAACGATCTTGTCCGATTGTTCCTGACTGCTAATGCTAAAGCACAACTCGTCATGCACTGTAAGCATGGGTGTCAGGCCCTCGGCATGGCAATCTACCATGGCTTTCTTTGTCTGATCGGCACTCGAACCTTGGATGAGTTTGTTCAGAGCCTTGTATGTAAAGGCACGACGTATCATACCCTTGCCACCATACTCCTTGATCGCCTCCTCGATCTTCATGGCCTTGTTGTACCCGAAAGACTTAGGCTCCCACATATCAAACCTGCATTTACGTCCCAGCCATGTCCGTATTGACCCGGACTTAGCAGCGGTTGACGCTGCCAGATCTGCAATACCTTTCACAAACGGCACCCTTTCATGATACTTCTCGAGCAAAGACTTGGCTTCCATCTCATCGATGTCCATAACACCAGCCAGCTTCTTACGCCCCATACCGTACATGATACCAAGGTTTACAGTCTTGGCTTCCTTACGGGTTATATCTGCGATGTCTGCAACCATCTGATGGAAGTCAGCGTTGCCCTGTTGATACATATCAATTACACTATCTATCTGAGGGTGCCTGTGAACTCCCGTTAGTTGAGCACAGTAGTGTGCCAGCCAGCGTGGTTCTTGTGACGCATAGTCAAAGCTGCCCCACTTTGTACCCTCTTCGGGTATGAATAGACCACGGATCATGGACTTTATTTCTGGATCTCTTGCCGGGATCTGCTGTAGATTCGGGTGGGACGACGAAAATCTTCCTGTAACTGTCCCCCCTTCATCAGAACGAAGAGGGTTAAAATCACAATGGATGCGACCATTACACGAATGTTCAAGTATTGTCTCAACAAAGGTAGTGTTTGCCTTATTAAATTCACGCAACTTCACAATCTTCTGCGCGATGGGGTGAGTATGATTGCTAAGAAACTGCTTTGTAAAGGACGGAGCATTAGAATTTTCTGTCCTATGGTATTTAAGCCCAAGGGCATCGAACGCCTTTGCCACAGATGCAGCCGCCCACGGCTCGACAGTCACCCCGGTTTCGGTCCTTATTTCTTTTAAGAGTTCCTTCTCACGGTTGCCAAGCTCGATCTGAATCTGCTCTGCACCATCAATATCAACACGCACACCTTTAGTTTTCATCTCAAGAAGTACGGGTAACAGACTGGATTCTAACTCGAATATGCCTGTGACTTCATCCTTCTTAATGTCTACACGCAGCCTGTCCCAAAGCCGCAGTGTTACCGCAGCATCCTGTTCGGCATAGCTGCCCACAAACTTCGACGGCAATCTCCACATGTCACTCTTCGGATCCACATGGTACATAGCAGCCGCAGCCTTGAGCATCTTCTCGTTCTTGTATTCGCCAAGGTACTCGCCTGTCAGAGAGTTTAGATTGTAGAACCTACGGTTTTCGTTGAGCAGTGGCGCGGCTATCATGGTATCGATTATCGGACCTTGAACCTCGATCCCTGCCCAGCGCATCCAGCCCAGATCATACATGGCATTGTGCATAACCTTCTCGATCTTGGGTGTCGCCATCTGTTTCTTCAGCCAGTTAACCACCAGCTTCTCCGGCAGGTTGCCCTCCTCGTGACGCACAGGATAGTAGCCAACAAAATCACCAGCCGCCACAGCGTAGCCTATGACATAGCCATCGTTCCTGCACCACCCCGGCCCCAGCTTCATCAGATTCGGATCTCTTGTCTCCAAGTCAATAGCGATACGATCATATCCTGTAAGATCAGGAAAGGATGACGGCGGCTCCCACTCATCATCACCGAATCCAAGGGCAGCTTCTTTGACATCGATATCAAGAAGGTTCATCTGCTTGTCAGTCATTTACAATCTCTCCGCCAAGGGCAGCGTATCCTATGATATCCACCCATGAGTCATCCTTTGTCATGTCTTCGGTTAATCTAGCTAATTTGAGTCCCACCATGCAAGCCACCACCTGTTCGGGTGTGATCTCCTGCTCGAGTATGATGCTCCATATCTTTGCTATGCGCTCATGGTTCTTTCTGGCCGGACCATACTCCTTGGCTCTTGGACCGTTGATAAGCTCTTCTGCCGTCTTCAAAAAGAATTGTCTATCTTTCATACTCTTTTACCTTTTCTTTTAATCTAGAAATTTCATCTAAGTACTTTTGCACTTGTCGCTTACGTCCGGCAGAAGCTTTGTGAGAGTTGGAGCAGTACCGTGCATCATCCCTAAAAGAATTAAACATTGACCCGCACCAATTGCATTTATGAGTATAAAAGTTTGAAGTTACTGTAACTTCAAGAGAATCATCTACTGGAACAAAGATGGTATGACCCATAATTTTTTTGTCTTTCATAGCTGAAACCCATAATATGATTGTGACTCTACAATGTGCAGGGACTTTCGAGCGCGAGTCAGGCCAACATAGAATGTCCTGATCTCAGAGTCCTGATCCCTGCTCTCCACACAAGCCCTCGAGGAATCCAGAAGCAGAGCCACATTGTCTGCCTCACCGCCCTTGGCTTTGTGGATGGTTGATATCCTGATTCGCGGCTTGCCTGTCAGGATTGACTCACCCATCCGGCGCACAGATGTAATGTATATCCGCTCTCGTTCGGATACCTTGAGCACCTCGTGCCATGGTGTGTCTGTCTCTGCTGTCAACTCGCCCAGAGTTTTGACATCACTGAAACCATATGTCTCTTCGGTGTCCAGATTGGCAAGCTGCTTCCTCCCAGCCTTTGTAATGACATTTGCTACCAACAGCGTTGATAGCTTCTTCAGGTCTGCCGCAGACAGGAACCTGCCCTTACACAAATCGAGCCATAGTTCAATACCGCTCAACACGTTTGGTGATATCGACCAGCCCGACCCCTCGCGCCAGTACAAGAAGCCCTGATCCTTGAGATCACTCGCCACCTTGTTGGCTATGAAGTTTGTTCGAGTCAGTATAAGCCACTCACCCTCTCTGATATCCACATCCATGATGTCACGGTGCCAGACAATCGCACCTTGCTCATCGGTGCCCGACCATGTCTTTGGTTGCCGTGTTATCAAACGCCTGACCATATTGTCAGCTTGTTTGTGTATAGACACAGGCAGGCGGTAGGACTTGTCCAGTATTATCTTATTATCGCAGGCGTTCAGGAAATCCTTAACGTCCACACCCATCCAAGAATAGATGCACTGATCGTCATCTCCGGCATAGTATATGCGCTTGGCGTTGGGCTTCATGACCTCATGTACCATGCGCCACTGCAACGGAACCAGATCCTGCGCTTCGTCCACAATCAAAACATCGAGCAGCGGACTGTCACCCTGTTCGATAAAGTCCTCGATCATATCTACAAAGTCTACCTTGCCCGTCTCTTTCTTGTAGTCACGAAACACCTGATCCACCAGTTTGAGTTGCTGGTAGTGCAGCCTGCGGTCAGCTACATCGTTAAACTGTTGCTCAATACTCACACCTCGAACCCGTGCCATCTGAATGACGGACAGGTACGCATCGCCGCTCTTGCCGGGTCTGAACAGAATACCATCAGCCATCGTTGCAGATGAGTTGGATGTAAACTCAAGACCCAAGAGTCCACCCAGCTTGGAATAGTCCTTGCCACCCAACACCTGCTTGACCTGCAACCCCAGCATTTGAAACGCGAAGCTATGCAATGTGCGGAACCAGACCATCTGATTCACATCCATGTTTAGCTTTGCAACC